AAGTATTAGGTTATGATAGTTAGGTAACAATTCAAAATCTAAAGACTGGAAACATTAGAAAAATTGAAGCATATTTTTTAGAAGGAAATGGTAATATAGGATGGCTTCCTGTTATATGTTTTAAGGTAGTTCGAGAGATACCTATTTGTATTCCTAAAGAATATGGAATAACTACTGAAGGGAGTTAATATGTCAAATATCAAAAAATATATTCCCTATTGGATAACTAAAGATGGAACTAGTATATCCATTAAAGCGATGGCAACTACACATTTAATGAATGTCATTCATTTAATTGAGCGTTCACGAATGCAACAATTAATTAGTATAGAACAAAATGCTCAAGATATTCCTACTGAAGATGCACTTAGAATGCTTGATTATTACACAGCTTGGCCTGATAAGTATGGAGATTTGTTAGCTGAAGCCGAAAAACGTAAGTTAATTAGAAGAAAATAATATGTCAAGTAAAAATTCAGCCAACCACGTCCATCGTTATAAAAAGGTTAATATAGGTGCGTGGGACCATCCCTATTTTGTATATAAATGCACCAAGCCAATATGCACACATTATATTCGTATGGAGTTTGCAGAAGGAAAAATGTGTGAATGTAATAGATGTGGTGAACCAATGATTATTGGTAAACAAGTTATGAGTCAATGTAGTGGAAAACCAATGACATTACCTCACTGTGAAGGATGCACTAAAAAAAGGAAGGTTACTAATGTTGAGAATGTGGAAGCAATTGCAGAGTTTATTGAAAGAACTAAAACTACGGAATAGTTCAATGGATAATCCATTGGACTATAATAAAGTGAAAAATGAAACACGAATAAAATATCTAATTAAGGAGAATACTAATGAACCTACCACTTAATTGTCTCTCATTAAGACAACTTAAAAAATTTGATAATGAACTTCAATTACAACAATCAACATTACGTGAAGAAATAGATAATATCTCATATATTAGAGAAGATATAAGACTTGAAATAATGAAAAGAATGGAAAAAACTAAATGCCAACCTTAGACTCAGTTCAAATTGATTGCCTTTTCTCAATGCTCAAAGGTGAGCCTGGGACTCGTAAGTCTACGGCTGCATTGTCATATCCAACTCCCCACTTTTGGATTTCTACAGACCAAAAGATGGAAGCTCTAGTATTACCCGCGAAACGATGGGGAATATCTACTAAAGATATTAACTTCGAGGATTACACTGATTGGGATAAACCTCGCGCTAAACTTGAACAGATACAAGTAAATTGTCCCTATAAAACTATTATAGTCGATTCAATCACATCAATTGGTGATTGTATGACTCGACAGGTTAGAATTGCTAAAGGTAAAGATAATACTGGTAAAAAGATAGGTAACATTCCTGTAAGTGGCTTTGAGGAATTTAATGCAGAATCCGCCGCATTTCAAGAGATGATTGCATTACTCAAAGATATTCACAAATTTCATCATGTTCATGTAATTCTAATTGCTCATATTCTTGGAGCACGTAAGGATAATGATGCAAATAAACTTACACATCATTCACGTATCATCGTAACGGGGGCAGAGAAAATATCTGCTAAGATTGCAGCTTACATGACAGAAGTCTATCATTTTAACATCGTTCCGGCATTCGAAGCTGATAAGGAGGGTCAATATGGATTAATGACAGTTCATACAGGTAATGATTATGCTAGAACATCATTACCACTACCTCAACAGATTATGTTCAATAGTGAACCGTTGTATGAAAAGTTCATACTTCCGGCAATTGAAAAACTAAAGGCTGAAAAGCCAATTGAAAGGATTAAACCTACAACAAATTCAACTACACAACCAACACCTATCATAACACCAACACCATTCACATTCTAGGAGAAAACCATGCCAGTCATTAGCTTTAGCGAACGTGATTTAATGCGAGGTAAGATAGTTACACCCGCATGGTATCGAGTCAAGATTGAGACTATCGGAGAAGCTCCTGCAAAACAGTCTGAGAAAGGACCATCCACTAACTATCCTGTTGAAGCTACTATTTTGTTCAATGGTGATACGGGCGAAACTCAGTATACTGGAGTTCCTATTGATTGGAATTTCAACTCAAAAGCTATTGGCTTTGCAGTTGGATTCCTTCAGTCCTTTGGCGTAGAAGTTAAGGCTGGAACACGTTTTGACCTTAAATCTGCCGAAGGTAGAGAAGTTGATGTATTTGTGGAAAACGATACTTACCAGAATCGACTGGTAAATCGTTGCAACCACAAGTATCGGACTGTGAAGTCTGATGTTACTGCGATGGTTGCTTAATATTAACTACCTAGCTTTCCATACGCTAAACCTATAACCGTATGGGATATTGAAAACTTAACTGTGAGGCTAACAGGGAGAGTGTTTGAAATGAAAGTTAGGATAAAGTGGTCCTAGCAGCTAGGTGCATTTCACATAGAGGTAACAAATGAAACATGCAAGAGAAGATTATGATAGAATACAGGATAAAATTATTCCAAGAGATGAACCTGTATTTCTATTAAGAGGACAAGACAAAGCTTCTGCTGATACAGTAAGATTCTGGGCCAGAAGGAATCTTGAACTTGGTGGAGATATTAAAATCTCTGTATTAGCGGAAGAACAAGCTTTTAGAATGGAACACTGGCACATTAAAAAGGTAGCAGACCTATGAGTATTTTCAATCAAATGATTAGAGGTAGTCAAGGACTTGATGGTCCATATCCTACAAGTGGAAAATGTGAAACAAGTTCTATAATGCAACTACGCACCTTTCGCGAAACTATTCAGGACCAAATTAACTATCATCTAGCTAAAGTTGATGATTTGAATGCAGTAAGGGATAGTCTGACTCCTGAAGTTGAAAGATTCGTAGAAGCAATTCAAAAATTGGGTTAAATATTAACTTAATAGGAGAATTAAAATGTTAGACATCAGATTACGTGTTAAATGTGAAAGAACTATTGAAAAGGGTGAAATTTTAGACCTTTATCCAGAAGAAATATATATGAAATCTGGATATGGTAATAGTTGTTTAATGATTGAAACAACTGTTTGTATACCTACAACAGTTCAAAAAGTAAGTGAATCAGTTATCGAAAAACAGTAACTAATAACTTAATAACTAGTGGAGAGTCACCATGCCAGATGATACACCAAAGACTGATGAAAAGGATAGAGAGGAAATAGTAGATATGGATGAGGATGCCAAATCTACTGAAACTCTTGATAACATAGAAGTTGATGAAGATGACGATGACAAGGAACCAGACCCATCAGAATAACCTGAAAAGTATCGGTGTTACTTCTGTAAATCCTCGCATGTTTATAGAAGTATCTGGGTCACTGTAATGTGCCTAATAGAGGCCAAAAAGTTATTCTGATGATAGGGCACTCATTCGACGTAGCTACAGAGTCTCACAGCTCATAGCCGTAAATACTGAATGAGTGCCCGACTTTTTAATTCAATTAACTAAATTAGGGATAAAATGAAATTAAAAGAACTTATTCGACAATTAAATGAATATGCAAAAATCTATTCACCTGAAGTAGAAGTTATTACTCAAACAGAAGATGATACAAATGAGGTAGATTTTTGGCCTGAATTAATAGCAGATGGATTAGATTATATTGGTGATGGAAAGATTTTAATCACTAGTCATGAAAATGAGTAATTAAAATGACTGACGAACGAATAAGAGATATTTGGTATGAAATAGAAGATATAGAACCAGATATTTCTACAGAACGATTAATGGAAATGACATTAGAAAGAGTTAGTGCAGAATCAGGTCAAGAATATGATATAGGTGATATCAATGATGCACTCTATAGATTATATAGAAAGAGAAAATTAAATGGACCCTGATGATGCTAAACAAGTTTCAACTATGTTACAAGATTTAGAAATTCCTTCAAAAGAATTAACTAAATGGGAACAAAGTTTCATTGAGTCTATTACAGACCAGTGGGAAAGACAAAATAATTTAACTGATTTACAGTTTGAAACTCTTGAACAAATCTATAAAGAAAAGGGTCAATAATATGATTAACTGGTTAAAAATATGGTTTATTAAAAGACATCAAACTCAGTTTTCTAGTTTAATGTTTAGAATAAGAGGAAGTTATTTTTATGTTGACTATTATGGACATCTTTGGAGATTAGAACCTACAGGTCAACATGATAACCCTTTTATAATTTGTTTGGAAAAGAAATAAATAGGTGAATAAAATGTCTGATGAAACTCGTGTAACTGGTAAAATCATTAAAGTATCTAAAACTGGATGGGGATTCATTTCCTCTAAAGATATTAAGTTTACTCGAATCTTTTTTCACTGGACTTCTTTGAAACAAGATACTTTGAAGTTTCAAGAATTGCGAAATGGAATGAAGGTTGAATTTACTTCAGTTGAAGTTGAAGGTAAGGGTTATAGGGCAATTAAGATAGAGGTTCTTAAAGATGAATATCCAAGAACTGAAGGAACTGAGAGAAATTTTTCGGGAAAGATTTCGTAAAGAAGATTTTTGTATAGGTGAAGAAGAAGTTGAAAAGGTTTTTCGAGAATTACTTG